AAGCCCCCTCTACTAATCTGATTTACCGCTAAACCCAGTGCCTTTAGTCGCAGCACCTTTACCCCTCATCTGCTTAGTCTGCGTATTAGGGATGTTATCTGGATACCCACTCGTATTTGGGACTGGTACAGGGTGAGGTTGGTGTGTGTCTTTTTTAGTCATAGCTAAATTCTCCTAACTTACCGTAACTGTTACAGTGCCTACTTCGCCGGTTGCTTTTAAATCATTCGGTGTAAGCCCGTCGCTATCATTAAAACCTACAGGATTCCACGCCCATTGAAATACTCTACTCCCAACACTTCTGGCAGTCTGTGCGTAAGAAGTATCAGGTCGCGGATTCCTAATTGCCTGTGGGTCATTAATAGGATACATACCCACAAAATTTTGTGGCTGATCCGGTTCCCAACACGTACTACATACTAAAATATTTGTTTTCTTCGCCCGTATATAAATTTCCTTCAGCGTTTTTAATTTGTACTGAAACCCGCACCTATCACAGTCCGCAATTGCGTATTTAGCTGATGCGAATTGCGCAGCCATAATTATACGTACGCGAGTCTCGGTGTGATAAACATGGACGCTTTCTCTCTATCTTCATCAGCAGCCAAGTTCCATGCTTCGTCGTACATGGGTTTGAGTATTTGAAGGCGTCCCTCACTACCCGGAATTTTTAAGGCTAAATAATAAGCCAGCCCTGCTACTAAGGCAGGTAAGAATCTGAAGGGTATGTCTTGGGTATTTACGCCGGTTCCAGCATCTAGCATTCGCGCTAAACGCCAATACACTAAAGTGTAAGTCTCCGCGCTGTCGGGGACGGGCCAAAAAGTCACGGATGGGTACTGGATACCCCCGGATTCAGTAGCCCCACTCTTCCGGTCTATGTAGACTTGAACAGGTTTGCCAGTAGAAGTTTTATTAGGTATGGCAGCGTAACTAGCAACGCTGATCCTAGAAACAGAAATGTCCGTCTGGGTAGTCCCTGACCCAGTTCGTATTACATGCTCAATTAAATCTACAGTATCAACAGGAAGGTCGTAGGTTGCAGTTCCTGAAGTTAATAGCTGCGTGCCTGTCTCTATCGTCCAAAGGTTAATACCTCTATTCGCCCACTCTGCAAATAATAGATTAAGCGAACGTCTGGCTGTTTTAAGGTCATACCCTGAACGTAATTCAGAACCTGCCCGTTCGAATGCTTCTTCTACAATTTCATTAAGGTCTAGATCAAATGTAGCAGTCGAGGAAGTTGTCATATTTCATACCACTATTTACGGTTAGCTTTGGTAAAGCCTCTCTCTGCAATACCATCCCTACCTTTACCACCTTTAAGAGCTTTAGGAGCTTTAACAACACCACCTTTTTTAAACATCATGTCCCGCAGTGGGCTAGTTCTAGATGTACTATCAGCCATTCTTTGAGGTTGCGTAGAAGGAGGCGCATTACGTTTGTTTCGCCTGTAAGCGCCCAGTTCGGACTGCCAGATATCCCGCGCCTCAGGATCTCGCTGGAAAGCAAGGTTTACTTCTATATATTTCTTCCTAGCGGCATCAGCAACTTTCCTACGTCTAGCTATCTCAGCAGCAGTCCTTTTAGCACTAGGAGCAGTCAGTTGTGCTCTTTCGTTATTCCGCCGTCCCTGAGCTGTTATCCTATCTGCAGTAGTAGTAGGCTTAACAGTAGTAGTAGTAGTAGGCTTAACAGTAGTAGTAGCTTTCGGCTTAACTACTTTCTTCGCATCAGCAGCAGGCGCATTACGTTTTTTTCGCTTAGCGCGCAGTTCGGACACAGCGGCAGTAGCAACTTCCCTACGTCTAGCTGTCTCAGCAGCAGTCCTTTTAGCCCCAGCAGCAGTCGCTTTAGTAGGGCGCGTACCAAGTTCCTTCCAACGGCGCATATACGCTGCAGTTGACTTAAGACCAGTTTTTTTAAGTTGGTCTCCAGTAACATTAGCCATGCTTCTACCGTTGTGCGTGATTGTTTTGCTAGAACCTACGCCAAACTTAGCTTTAGTGGCAACCTTCTTTTTAGCAACTTTTTTAGGAACACTATGGTCCTCAATCGGAGCTGCTGTAGATGTTTTCTTTACCGAAACACTACGATCCTCAATCGGGGCCCCCATTCTTTCTCGCCGCTTTTTCAGCCTGCGTATTTCCGCCGGACTTCTACCGGCTTTCATAAGGTCATAACCAGCCATATTAATTCCCCCTACGCATGATATGCAGTCATATTGGTGAAGGTTGCAACCGTATATTGCACATAGACGCCATCGCTAAACACAACACCTTCATCGGGAACAGTGACATCTCTCGATACAGTAGCCGAAGCGACAGTACCTAGCTTCATCAAAGCTGTGCCTGCTGGAGAAGTATTCGTAAAACTAACCGTCCCTGCTGTTGCAGAGTTAACTGTGAACACACCTCTAAGGCGAGAACGACCGGCAAAGATGACATTACCAGCAGAAGCATTCACCCCTGCGGAAACATTACCTGCGGGATTACCAACTGCTGAAATACCAGATATTGTTAAGAAATATTTAGCCCCAGTAGCTGTTCCTGCATTTGCGCCTGTAATGGACTCCGTTTGGGAATCACTATTTACATCAGTCCCAGTTACAGTAAACGATTTACTAGAATCATCACCAGCAGAAAGAATAGTTACAATTCGCCCCGCGTTAAAAGTACAAGAGCCGCCAGAAGCTAGCGCACCACCTATTACAAGTGCTGCGCCATCTCCAACGGCTGCTGCTACCGATATACCATCCGCATCAAGCGCCACTGTGTCAGCAGTAATAAATACTGCTTGTACGTCCGAAAGAGCCATAAACCACCTCTAGCAGTATTTGGTTTTAGTTTTTACCCGCGACATACCGTCAATACCCTTTTTGGCGACATTAGCTTTACCAGCCGTACGTTTTTTCGCACGCTTTTTTGTAACTTTGCCCCCTTCACCGTACATATCTATGGGTCCACCACGTTGATATGCACGGTCTACAGGCACGCCACTAACGTCAGAATAGTTTTGGGCTTCGCGAATACCTTGTGCCGTATAAGGAAATTGTCTATCGCCTACATTTGGCATAACAACTTCCCTTATGCGTCAGCAAAAGGTGTGACAATAGTTCCAGAACCAAGCAGCATTCCTTCAACAAAATACTGGGCACTAGCAATTGCCGTTACACGAATATAACTCCCAGCAACTCCGCCTTTGGTGGTGCCGTTTTGCGTAATGACATCATTAGCCGCGGCAGAAACCCACGTCTTGCCTGTAGCCGCCGTGGTAATCCCGGTATACACCATACCAAGAAACTTGTCCGTTCCATCGGTCACGATATCCATATCCGTAGCGGCGGTAACCACCACGAAAGTGAAAGTTGCGCCAAGATTGTTGAGTTGATTGGGATCTGTGGGGTCACTAGGGGTAGTAGTGACAATAGAAGGCAGCGTAAATACGCCATCAGCATCGTTAGTTAGCAGTATTTTTCCTGCGTGTGCTGCAACAGTTAACGTAGTATCTGCCGTTAAGCTAACAACACTGTTCGAACCAGCACTAATAAAACCAGCCAGAGATTGAACGGGACCTGAAAAAGTAGTTTTAGCCACTTTTAATACCTCCTTACCAAAGGTTTTGCCCTAGAGTCTTGGTAAGCGTCTGCTGGGACAGTCGCTAGGGCTATATTTCCCAGATAAAAGCAAAAGGGGTACTGAGTACCCCCTCACTATGTTTTTATTAGGAGGTTCCGGGGCTACCGAATACTCCTAATGCATCAGATACACCAAACGAATACCGTTCACGAGCTTTATAACGCGCATTCCCGGTATCGAAATCTCCGTCCATGCTTGTACTCATCGCAGTACGGACAAAATACTTCAGACCATTCGGAATATCGGTAGTTACAAACCAAGCATTAGTATCATTAAGGTAATGGTTAACGCTATACCCGCCGGGGATAACGCCCATTGACTTAACCGCGTTAATGTCATTATCAGCAGTGCCAACACGCCCTTCAGATTTCAACAATCGTTGAGCAATAAACATCAAGTCCGGTGGGATAATAAGTTTCTTTGGTTTACCAGCAACCAAAAGCCCTCGTTCGTCCGTCCAATTAGAGATTTGAATTATCGCTGATTCAAGCGACGTTTCATTCAAATCTGATGCCGTGGTAGGACGGTTTGAATTAGTTCCACCAGAAACTAATGGGTGTGCGGTACTACACAAAACTACGCCATCCCCGAAGGTATAGTCCGTATCAAAAGCACGATTTAGTATATTCGCGCCCTTAACTTGTTTCGTGTACGCCATTGCACGGGCCAATGCTTTGGTATATCGAGCGGAAAGAGAGTCATAGAGGTTATCCTCCATAGCTTCTTCCGTAATCGAAAATCCCATAGCAATGGTTTCGTGGTTATATCGAGCCGTGTACGCTTCCTGCGCATTATCATAAGCGATAGCTGATCCCTCGTTTTTCACCGGAGCGGCTGCAAAACCAGAGAGTTTCACCTCTTCTTCAAATGAGCGTTCAGACGTTTCCTGCTCGAAAATTTCTTTATGTTCCTCACCGTATTGTTTGTACTCAAGCCCAAAAAGAGCATTAAGTCCCGGCAAGAGTTCTTTTAGTAGTTGTGCTCTACTCATAGCCATAGTTAATTACTCCTAAATTCCAACTGGGTTATAGTAAGAGTGATTGTTAAACTTGACTATTACGTCAGTAAACGCATCACCTACCGTAGAAGTTGGACTATCAACAAAATCAACAATCCTAAAAGCAATCCCAGTCGTCACAGCCACTGTCGCGTCTAGTGCCGAAGTAGAATTACCGGTAGTTGTTGAACCTGTGGTGGTTGATTGCACAGCAGCAAGCGGGGCATTAATCCCCAAAGCTGTTTGTGGAACCGCCGCATCTGCTTGCATCATGAATAATACGTCAGGATCATCGACGACATATCCAACAGCATCAGAAGCTACTGTACCAGTAGGCCAATTTTGTTTGAAAGTTTTCTGGGAAGTACTAGGGTCAGTGTAAGAACAACCTACAAAAACACCAACGGTGCCAGCAGGAAATTGGGAAGCATTACTACCTATGGTAGTGACGATTTCCAATGTGCCTGCAGCAACGATAGCAACAACACTACCGCTATAAATGTTAGTACCATACGCGGATGCGATTTTTATCTGTCTGGTGGATCCCGCATAAGATTGCCCACCAATTAGTCCTATAGGTTTAAGCCCATAGGGAGTAGCTGAAGTAGCCATACTCAATCCTCGTTAAACTTACATTAAATAATTATGCGCTAACCTTTTCCGGGGCCAAAAGTCACTCTTGTTGACTTGTCTTTAAACAATGGCATCCGTGGGTCGTTTTCGCGCATGTAATTACTATCAACAGATTGCGTAGCTTGGTTCGTTCTATTAGAAACATACGCATCCCTCTGTTGGGCAAGTTCTTCATTTGTTTTGCAAAGAAGAAGTCCACCAACTTCTATAACATCAGAGAATTGACTATTAGTGTCAGCCATTGAAAAAGCTTCCGGATGTTCCGATGCTTTTACAGGCTCCCACCCTTCCCGAAATTTGGCAGATACATTTTTAGGATCCGGTTGACCCATTGTAGCTGTGCGAATGTATCGATAAGAATAACCAGCTTCTTCCTCTACACTCGGTAGCAGCTCAGGTGGTGTCCATTCTTTTGGGCTTTCCCTTTTGGCGCGAACTTCTCCCTCTCTACTTTCGCGAGGGGGTCGTCCTACAGATCTAGTACCATCAACCATTTTGTAGTGCCTCTAATTTCAGTTTTTCAGCGACATATGCTTCGGGTGTAAGCTGTAGTCGGTCTGCAAGCCTCTTCTCTGATGCTGTTATCACTGCTCTTCTTGAGCCAGTGGTTCTTTTAACGGGAGAAACGACAGTCGTTTGGGACCTTCGCGTTCGTTTTGGTGAACTTGTTTCTTCCTCTGCTCCCTTAAATTCTTCGGGGAACCGTCTTCGCATATTTTTATCTATGCTTTCATAATACTCATCCGACGTTGGATCTACACCGTTCATAACTAAATCTTCGTGTAGACCAAACGCAAGACTGGTCATATCACGTTTTTGACCCCACCAAGGGTTGCGTTTTTGCCACGCAACGGCTTTTTCATCTGGTGGAGGTGGCTCCTGTTGAGGAACCTGTTGTGCAGACCAATCACCTTCTGCAGTATTATTTATATCATTTTGTTCTTGTTGTAAAGCCTCAGGATTATATTGAGTAACGTAGTTTTCGGCTGATTGGAGTTTCATCTTCGCCGAAACTAACTGTTCCTGCGCATTTGTTACCGCATCTACATCCCCAGCATCGTAGGCTTCCTTAAAATTCCTCTTAGCAACCTCTAGTTCGTGTCCAGCGGAAGTTTTAGCTGTGTCAATCAGCATCCCCTCCCCTCTGCCTAGATCCTGCTTTAAGGCATTGTTTTCATTCATTATTTGTTTGGCAAAAGTAACCGCAGCTTCACGTTCCCGCTCTGCTGATTCTTTTGCTCGGCGTTCATCATGCCAAACCTTTTTAAGCTGCTTAGTTTTTTCTGCAGAATATTCCTCTAGTTCATCATTTTCGAGGTCATCTACAATAGCCTCCGGCATGGGGTCACGTTCACGATCTTCTTCAGGTGTGTCATCCTCAATAAAAACTTCAAACTCCTCGTTTTCTTCAGGATCTGGCTCGCTTTTTGGGGCATCCCCCACAATAGATTCAGTTAATTCTGTCTCTTCTAATGCTGTTTGTGGCATAGAACTATCCTTTTAATTTTAAACAACTGTTATCTCTGAATCCCGCGAGGGTCTTGGACTACTGACCTTACTTGGTCATCATAAATTATACGAAAAGCTTTTCCGTGAATACTGACTTGGACGCCTGTGTGCGCGGCAACCAAAACAAAATCACCTTTTTTGCAATAAGGACCGGACGGGAATTTCTCTGTCTCACCGTAACAATCCGGCCCCAAAGCAACAACAAAATAAACTACGCATAGTATTTCTTCATTACGCTTGGTCTCTTCCGATTTTAATATCCCATTATCAAATTGGGTGTCAATATCGGGAACAGCACAAAGAATACTAGCCCCAGAGGGCTCCGGTAATTGTGTCGCTGCCTCTTCTCCGCTAATACTAACTACAGTTTCCGCGCTATTATCCATATTCCTCATCCTCTAATTTTTCTCTAATACTATCAATGTAATTCTTAATCCCAAGAAGCCCGCTTATAACCCCGCATATGTACTTATATTCAGCGTAGTCTTTTACATGGCCCGCACTTAAAGCTGTCAAGAGAGAAT